CATTTTCTGAAATTTGAAAAGGGGTTGACACCGAAAATACAAATGTTATACTTTTCTAGGGGGGTCGGGGGGTCAGTAAATCAATAAATATTAAATATATTATATATATAGTAAGACCTAAGACCTAAGATCAAGTGATACAACCAATGCTATAATTATAATCTAGCGACAGGAAAATCATGGAACATAGACTACTCACTAAAGATGTTATCCTTTTTAAAAATACACTAAGGGATCCAGCTGCGACCCAGGATTTTATTATACGCTCTAAAACCAATAATGACCAGTGGTTTGGAAACTGGGAAGACTGGCGTCCTTGGGGTCAATATTCAAAGGCCTATCCATATCAGGACTCATCATATGAAGTTTGTCAAAATGAAGGCGGAGAATACCTAAGAGAATTTCTAGACATCTTCTGGAACGTAATGAAGATATATAAGGAAAATTATTTAAACGAAGACTACTTTAAGCTAATAGACGAAGACCCTAATATTCCAACGACTATGGAAGAAGCTAGAAAGCATCCAACATACTGCACTGCTGATGTTGTAATTTTAGAATCAGAAAACACAGATACTTCAAAACCACTATCAATGGAATACCATCAGGATAGAAGGCCTTGGTTTGGTGGCACTCCACATATATTTAATTTTAATATCTATACTAACGATGATTATGAAGGTGGAGATATTTTACTAATCAATACAGAGGATGCAGAGATATCAACCTATATTGATGAAGCTGGGGTAGAGAGAAAATGCTACATGATTGATCCACCAGTAAGATACAAGATGGAAGCTGGAGACGGACTTCTATTTAGAACAGACGTATTCCATGCGGTATTACCAGTTGTAGGAAATAAATTTTATGTTCGTCAATTCTTAACAGCATCATTCAAGAAAGAGTATGAAGACAAAAAGGCAAGTATGTCAGAAGAAGAATTTGATGATCTTTTAAAACAAGAAGAAAAAGAAGGATTTGCTAAGTACGGCTGGCAATGCAGAATTTATAATTCAAAAGAAGAAATAGGCAATGGCGGAAATGACAATCAAATAGTTTGTGTAGTCAAGAATGTTTGATGCTTTTGAATTGACTAATGGAGTTCTTGTATTTAAGAATGTATTAAAAGATCCAAAGAAAACCTATGACACTATAAAAAAATCTCAAACTGAAAAACATGAGTTATTTACAGACTGGATGGATTGGGGAATCTCTGGATGTAAGTCGACATTAGATCCGTATGACACAAGAGATCTTAATAACGAACCTGGAGAGCTTATCAAAGAGCTTGGTAGTATATATACACAATGTATTAACTACTACAAAGACAACTATCTAAACATGGACTACTTAAAGTCCTTAGATATAGAACCAAACTACAATATACCAGCAACATACGAAGAGGCATCTCAAGCTGGTGGATGGGGATCTGCAGATATACTTCTTGTAGACTATGCAGACAGTTTTGGTGATGATGGATTTATAAACGGATACCACATTGATAGAACTCCATTTTGGGGTTCATCTCCACATGCATTTACATTAAACGTATACCCATATGATGATTTTGAAGGTGGCGGATTGGCATTTATAGATATGGAAACGGCAGAACGAAAGATTACAGATAATGGCGTAGAGTACTATGAGATAGATAAGCCAATAGAATACTTCCCTGAAGCTGGAGATGCTATGTTTTTCTCTTCATTGCATTATCATGGCGTGTATGGAACCAAAAACGGTGAGAAGGTATTTATTAGAATGTATGTAGAGTCGCCTATGCCTAATGCATATAAGAAGGAAATAGAATTTATGACTCAAGATCAAATTAATGAAAAGCGTGATATATCTAGAAAAGAGTGTTTTGCAAGTAACTCTCATCAAGCTAACATTTATAATTCTGTAGAAGAAATATCAAATATACAAAAGTTAAATAAGAAATTCATAATTAGGAATAAAGCAGTTGACTAGGATTATGGTATACTAATATTATGAAATGTAATTTTTGCGAAAATCCAAAATACGTAGAGCGTATTAACTCAAAGGGCGTACTTGAAAATTTTTGCGTATCTTGCATTGAAAAATTAATTAAAGGCGGGAAATGAAGACAATAATCTGGATCGGCATTATAGCTATCCTAGTACATATATGCGGAATAATTCTGCAAGTCTATATGAACTAGGGGATATAGCTTAATCTGGTTAAAGCACTTGTCTTATATACAATAGATTCTGGGTTCAAATCCCAGTATCCCTACAAGGAGGTCAATATGAACTGGATACAGGCATCAGTTATATTTGGACCAATAATAATATTGATCATTGCATTTTGGGATGATATAAAATAAAGCAGTTGACTAGGATATATATATGAAGAAATTATATGCATTAGTAAGTACCATTGCGATAGCAATCCTTTCAGGAGTCGCATTGTCTAAATTTTTAAATTGGGCGGGAAATGTAGAAATCTTTGATTTTGACCTAGACGAAGATATAGACTATGAAGAACTCTAAACTATATAGGTCAATACTCTGGCTATCTTGGATTCTCATTGGTCTATATACAATAGGGACATTATGGATAATAAGGTAAATTCGGACAAAGCAGACCAATTAGCGAAATATTTGCTAGATCGTCGATATGAGGAATGCAATTATTATCAAGCTGACAAGTTCATTGCACGGTGTTCGCTAGAGTGGGTCATAAAGGGGCTTAAGAGCCGATTAGAGACATGTTTGAATGCAGAGTCAGGGGTATGTGACATATGGTACTTAGAATCCCATTCTGACTGTTTATTATTAATGAATCTAATATATGAATATAGTGCTGATCCCCTGTATGATGCTAAATTTTAAAAAGGGTTCTTCTACCGCCGCCGCACTTCAATTTTTTCACTTTTGCACTATATAGGTCTTTTGTCTCTTTTGTATGCATTAGAAATTGTTTTAGATAGATATTTGTATTTTGATCTTGTTTCATCATAACTAAAAAACATTGATATAGATAATCTATCAGCGCCCAAAACTTCTGTTACCTCATGCGGGGTGTTCTTATTACTATTAAAAAAAAGTAGTTGACCAGAATTTGGCTTAACTTTTATGTTTTGAAAAATAAATTCTCCACCATTGTAATCACTATTTAAATAAAGTATTGCAGATATTAGATTTTCTTCATTATTATCTATGTCTGTATGTAGAGAATTAAATGATCCAGACTTCATAGTTAGAAATTCAACCCATTGTGTGTAAACTTTAGCATTATTATATTTAGATATTATGCTAGAAGTTTTATCTACTATTAAATCAATAGAGGTTTGTTTATTTAAAAAAGATTCAATTTCTTCTTTAGATAAAAAATTATTTATTGATACCAGCATTTTTTGCATTAATTATTTTGTGAGTGTTATCGCAATATGGAAAATCTGCTGATTGTCCACAAATGCACTTCTTTTTGCAGAATGTTGTTTCAGGGTATACTGTTTGTACCCAACTAATTATCTCTTTTTCATCCGTCATGTGCGGATGCTTGTCTGGATTAAATAGCTCATATGTTCCAGGAGCATGCTCTAGTTCCATGCAGAAGTTTGAATAAGCATACCTTGTACCAGATGTAATTTTTCTTACACCATGCTCCCAAGGGTGTGTTGCTCCATGTATTGCCATATCTCCTGGTCGCACATCTACCTCTAAGCAATCAAATGGGTCCCCAGGTCTATTTTTTACAGATCCGTCTTTTTCAAGATTTGGGTAAAATATTTGTCCGTCAGCGTAGTCTCCAAAATATGTAACTATTCCATGACTTAGTCTACAGCAAGTTGACCATCTATCTAATTGTGTTAGATTATGCTCCATATTCATTCCTGGGCTATCTGCGTGTACAAACATGCCCTCATCACCTGGACGCATAACATTAACAAAAAGCTGTGGATGGATGTAGTGCTCTGGGTATAGGGCTAAAGAAATTCTATCCCATATAGGCTTTAATTCAAGCATCAAGGGTCCTGTTTTATTTTTGTACCAATCAATTGCCTGGTCTTCAAATTTAAATGCATCCTGGTTATTAGCAAATTTAGATTCATACTCTTTCATGATTGACATTATTTGGTTATTTTCTTCTTCTGTTACAAAGTTACGCCAAATCCAAACTTGATCCGCCACTTGCTCAAAATTCTTGTTGTCAGTAAACATTATTTTTTCCTAACTATACGTTTAAAAAATCCTTTTATTTTATTAAGATTTTTTTGAAGGTCTTTTTCAGCTTTTCCACTAGGTGTATCACCATAGCCAGGTGAAGAAAAGTAAGGGCTATGCATTGCTTTTGAAAAGTGATCTCTAGGGGACATAATAATATAATTATACCACTTAAATAATAAAGCCCCATTCAGAGGCGGATCCGAATGAGGCTTTATATACTGGGAGCAAAACTCAACCAATACTTTAAAAGTATAAAGTATTATCCAAATAATGTCAAGGAACTAATACGCCTTTTTCTACAAGAAGGTCATACATGTTTCCCATTTGCCACTGCAAGAATGGCTGGTTCTTAATAATTTGCTGCTCAACATCTGCAATATCTGCCCCTGAAGAAACTCCAGCAAATCTTGTATCATTATTTAGTTTTTCAAGCATTAGTAGTACTACTTTTTCTTTTTCCATTTTATTCTTCCTCACCTGGTGTAAATGAAGGCGCTGGTCCCAAAAGGTAACCCGCCTCATGATATTCTATCATTTTTTGAGTATCTTCACTACCTACAATTTTATTTGAAATTAAGGTAAGAAGGTCGTACATTCTATGAAGCATAATATAATTAACCATAGGTAAATTATCTTCAAGATTATTTGAAACTTCTTTATTCAGGTCTTCCTGCATCTAACCAAAAAGCCTCTCTGCCCATAGAGTCGGTAATTGGGATATTGATCGACTCTCTATTACACTCACAGTATTCTTTATTACACACTTCTATTTTCCTCAACCAGCTTTACTATTTTTTGATATGTTGCAGACCCCATATCCTTTCTGTATTCACACTCTAGGCAATATAGAGATATGTTATCTGCTAAATCTTGATTACAAAAAAGAATGGATTGGTCTACTGGGCATAAAAGCTTTTCAACCAATCCTTCTTCTGACATGGAGATGTAAGTTGATACATATTGTATCCTCATCCCATCTCCTTTACTTTGTCGGAAATTTTAAGAAAAATTCCTTAGCTCTTGGGGTCATGCCCTTCCAAGCTGACCAATCACTGCCGCCATCGGTCATATAGTACGTTATCTCTGCGTTTGTTACTGGGTCGAATAACTCTTTGTTACTCTGTAGATCAAATTTCTCAAGTCTGTCAGGACCAAGATTTCCAATCATATTTATCTGAAATAATCCGTAAGAATTATCTCCTGTTTTTCTGTCCCCGTTATATGCAAGCGGTCTTCCATTAGATTCACGCTTTGCTATGGACCAAGCTTTTTTAAGACCTAGTCCTTCGAATCCTACAGTCTCCAGAAGTGTTAACAACTCTTGATCTGTAAGCATCTCAGATGGTTTGTAAATTTCTTTACTAAAGCTATCTAAGACTTCTTGCTTTAATTGGGCTTCAGTTTTCACTAAAGGTTCTACTACAGTTACAGCGTTTGCTGTGTTTCCAAACAAAAATAACATTGTTACTGCTATTATCGTCCAGTCACGAACTAAATCGCTAAACTGTTGCTTTATATTCTCCATTGGCATTTCCTCCTATAGAGATAACGAGATACAATCATAACATTAATAGATAAACCATGTCAACTTAGTTAACTGAAACAATATCTCATATATTGATATTTCTAAAAATATTTTTCACCCCTAGACCGCTAAATAAAAGTTTGATACACTAGGACTTCATCTAAAAATTACACCGCAAGGCGGAGAAAAGGTCGTATGATAAATGTCACAAAATATTGAAAATCCTTATGAGAACTTTATTGCTTTATCCAGATATGCAAAATGGGTAGAGGCAGAAGGTCGCAGAGAAACATGGGGAGAAACAGTAGATAGATACTTTAACTTCATGACTAATCATCTTAAGGTAAATCATAATTATATTCCAAATGAAAAGCTAGTTGCGGAATTAAAAGAGTTTGTGTTTGAACGAAACGTTATGCCGTCTATGAGATCAGTAATGACATCAGGAGCTGCTCTGGAAAGAGATAATGTTGCTGGATATAACTGCGCTTTCTTACCAGTTGACTCCCCTCGATCATTTGATGAGACAATGTATGTTCTTATGTGCGGAACTGGAGTTGGATTCTCTGTTGAATACAAGTATATAAATAAGCTTCCTCCAGTCCCAGAAAAACTTGAAAAGTCAGATACTGTTATTGTTGTTGAAGATTCAAAACAAGGATGGGCAAAAGCTTATCGTGAACTACTTGCTTTACTTTGGACAGGACACATTCCAGCAATTGATGTCTCAAAAGTTAGACCTTCAGGAGCACGTTTAAAGACAATGGGAGGAAGATCCTCTGGTCCGCAACCACTAGTAAATCTTTTTGATTTTACAATTGCTAAATTTAAAAATGCTACAGGAAGAAATCTTAAGCCAATTGAATGCCATGACATTATGTGCAAGATTGGCGAAGTTGTAGTTGTCGGCGGAGTACGTAGATCAGCAATGATTTCTCTTTCTAATATTAATGACATTGAAATGGCACAAGCTAAATCAGGAAATTGGTGGGAGCAAAGCCCACAACGTGCACTATCAAATAACTCTGTTGCTTATTCACGCAAACCAGAGATGGAGCAGTTTATTGCAGAATGGAAATCTTTGTATGACTCAAAATCTGGAGAACGAGGTATATACAATGTGGCCGCAGCTCAAGCCCAAGCAGCCAAGTTTGGAAGAAGAGATCCAGATATACACTACGGAACTAACCCATGCTCAGAAATTATTCTACGTCCTTATCAGTTTTGTAACCTTTCAGAAGTCGTATTACGTGAAAATGATACAAAGAAAGATATTCAGCGCAAAGTTGAACTTGCTACAATTCTTGGAACGTGGCAATCAACTTTAACTGATTTTAAATACCTACGTAAAATTTGGAAAGATAACACAGAGGAAGAACGCCTCCTTGGAGTTTCTTTAACTGGTCAGTTTGGTCATAAATTTATGTCGGGTAAAGAAGACCTAATTTCGCTTGAAGCATTTCTTATGACTCTGCGTGAAAAAGCAAGAGAAGTGAACAGAGAAGAATCTGGAAAAATTGGTATTCCAGAATCTGCAGCAATTACTTGTGTTAAGCCTTCTGGAACTGTTTCTCAACTTGTTGGGGTATCTTCAGGTATGCATCCGTGGCATTCTCCATATTATATTCGTACAGTACGTGGATCAAAGGGAGATCCAATCTCTACATTTTTAAAAGAAGTTGGAATCCCAGTAGAAGATGATGTGATGAAGCCAAACGACACATATGTATTTTCATTTCCAGTCAAAGCGCCAGAAGCTGCAATTGTTAGAAATGATTTAACTGCAATTGATCATTTAAATATTTGGCTAGTATATCAACGTGCATGGTGTGAGCATAAGCCATCAATCACTGTTTCTGTAAAAGAAGATGAATGGATGGAAGTGGGCGCTTGGGTATATAAGAATTTTGATGAGGTGTCTGGAATATCTTTCTTGCCACACTCAGAACATTCTTATAAGCAGGCTCCATACCAAGAGGTTTCTAAAGAAGAATACGAAAGGCTTGTTTCAAAAATGCCTAAAAATATTCGTTGGGAAGATTTATCTTTTTATGAGACAGAAGATGGAACATCACCCTCTGCCACCCTTGCCTGCAGTTCTGACGGTAATTGCGAACTTGTAGATATTTCAGCATAGTGGTAGAATTATAGTATTCGGCCACAGCCGAAAATTCCAAGGGCAAATTGCCCACAAGGAGATAACAAAATGGCTAAATTTGCAAAAGCAGATTTAAATAAAGATGGGAAAGTAACTATGCAAGAACAGATCCTAGCAGCATTGGCAAGCTACGGAAGAGCATTTCTTTCAGCAGCACTAGCCTTATACATGACAGGTAATACAAATCCTAAAGATTTACTACTTGGCGGAATTGCAGCGATAGCGCCCGTAATCCTAAAGGCATTAAATCCAAATGACAAGAATTTTGGATTTACCAACAAGGCCTAAATTATAGTTGATTAGGAACGTCCTTATGCTAAAATTGGCATAAGGGCTTTTCTAATTTAGGGGTAAATGTGGCAGCGCAAAAAAACTTTGAAGTTGATCAAAATACTACTTTCACATTTGAAGTACAGTATTTGGATGAAGACCAGACTCCAATTCAGTTAAATCACCACACAGCTAAACTACAAGTTAGAGACACCCAGGGCGGGAAAAAGCTTGCATTTACTTTAACAGAAGTTGATGGCATTGTAATAAGCCCAACAGAAGGAAAGTTAAAGATTTCTATTTCAGCAGATAGAACAAATAAAATGTTTTATCCAAAATCTGCATATGATCTTGTTTTAATTGACCCAAGCGTTAACAAAACAAGACTGCTAGAAGGGTATATGACCTTAAGTAGGTCAGTGACAGTATAATGGCAACACGTTTAATAGTAACCGAAAATAAGCCCCTTGTTGTAGTTAGAGCAAGCGGAGCCCCAGGCAGAACAATCATAAGCGGAGAGGGAAATCCAGCAAATACGCTAGGAGTTCCTGGAGATTTTTATTTTGACACAGACACAACAAGATTCTGGGGTCCAAAGAATGACCAAACAAATAGCTGGGATATAAATAGTAGTTTTATCCTAGACAAGCAAATTTCTTTAACTTATAGCTGGGAAATGGCACAAATCACTGGACCAGTTCAGGGAATATACTCCGTATTAATTAACCACAACCTTGGGTTCCACCCCAATGTTACAGTTAAGTCAAGCGCTGGGGATATCCTAGAAACAGGAATAGACTATAATAGTATTAATCAAATAACACTGACTATGGCGCAACCGTTTTCAGGGACAGCACATCTGTCATAAGGGAGAAAGAAAATGGCAAAAAAGTTTTTAGTTAGTATTGACCTCAACAAGAATGAGTTGCTCAATGCTAGAATTCAAAATTTAGGGTCTGCCCCTTCATCACCAGTCGCTGGTCAAATATACTTTGATACTGGCACACATGTATTGTACTTCTACAATGGAACAGAGTGGACACCTACCTCTGGATCACAAGAGGTAATTCAAGATTTAATTGGCTCTACAGTTGTTGGCGGAACAGGATTAACTGCAACATATAGCGATGTAGCAGGAACACACACAATAAAATTAAATGATACCGCAGTAACAGCTGGAACATACGGTTCAATTACAAAGGTACCAACATTTACTGTTGATCAGCAAGGTCGTTTAACTGGAGCAAGTGAAGCTAATCTAGTTATCCCTCTAGATTCACAAACAACAGGCGACTATGTAGCAACTATTGTTGGAACAGCAAATGAAGTTACAGTTTCACCAAATAGCGGACACAATGCTGCTGTAACTATTGGTCTACCAGATAACGTAGAAATTACTGGCAACTTGCAAGTTGGCGGAAACTTAAATGTTATTGGAACTGTTAACTCTGTTAATACAACACAGATTAACATTGAAGATAATAAGGTAAAACTTAATAGTGGATTTACTGGGGCACCTACAACTGACGCAGGAATTGTTGTAGAGCGTGGAACATCTCCAGATGCAGAAATTTTATGGAATGAAACATCAGATAAGTGGACGCTTACAAATGATGGAACAAACTATCACTCAATTGCAAGAAAGTACGCAGAAACTTTAGGCGCATCAGCAACATCTTATGCAATTACTCACAATCTTGGGACTACAGATGTTACTGTTCAAATTTTTGAAGCAGCTTCGCCATTTAGCCAAGTCGAGGCAGACGTAAAAAGAACTAGCTCAAATGTTGTTACAGTAGATTTTGCAATTGCGCCAGCAGCTGGAGAATACAAAGTAGTAATTGTAGGATAAGACATGTCTCGCCAAATGAAGGTTGCTCTCAACTTACTTACAGTGGCATCAGACCCATCTAATGCTACGGCAGGTGATGTTTACTTTAACATATTAAGTAAAAATTTAAGAATATATAATGGTGAGGAATGGATTGAGCTAACACCACCGAGTACAGATCCAACACCATTTTATAGACATACTCACACATACGATGGTGATGTCCATAGCATTGATATACAAAATCCAATTACATTTGTTGATTATAATGAAATTGCATCTCCCGCAATCACATTACCTCAAGTAATTGGAGTAGATGGCGGCTCACCAGAATCTGTTACACAAGACCCTACTTGGGAAGCACTGACTTTGTTTGATGCTGGACAGCCAGACTCTTTGTATTGGCCAGATAATAATGATACAATAAATAATAGTGGAAATGCAGATACTACTTTTAGCAATACAGTAGATGCAGGAGGAGCATAAAATGGCAGTAAGAATTCAACTAAGAAGAGACACAGCAGCAAACTGGGCCTCAGTAAACCCAACTCTTTTAGGCGGAGAAATTGGAATAGAAACAGATACCCTAAAATTTAAAATTGGAAGCGGACTAAGATGGAACCAAACAACATCATATGCTTTTAAGACAGGAGAAGCAAATGGAATTGCTACTCTAAACTCAGAAGGCAAGATTCCAACCTCACAGCTCCCTACAGCATTATCTATTACAGCAGATATTAATTCTGCATTTGCCGCTATGACCACTTCGGGTATTCCAGAAGGAACAAATCTTTATTTTACAGATGCTAGAGCAGTTTCAGCAGTTGCATCACAAATTGCAGCAGAAGTTTCTGCTAGAAATATAGCAATTGAAACAGCAAAAAGCCAAGCAGTTACAATTTCAACAACAGATGCAACAAACAAGGCAGCTGCAGCACAACAAAATGCTATTGCCGCTGCAGAAACAAAAGACTTAACAGCAATTGCTTCAGCAACTCAAGCTGCTAATACGTACACTGATTCAAAAGTTGCAACTGAATCTACAGCCAGAAATGCAGCGATTACATCTGCAGTTGCAGCAGAAACTACAAATAGAGGAATTGCAATAAATGCAGCAATTGCTACAGAAGTTACAGCTCGTAACGCAGCAATTTCAGCAGTAAGCGGATCAGCTAATTTATCATCAAAAACAACAAACGATTTAGCAGAAGGGTCTTCTAACTTTTACTTTACAGATGCAAGAGCAATTGCAGCAGTAAATCCAAGTATTACAAATGTTTTAATTGCAGTAAATGGAAACATTGATGATTTATCTGCATCAATTAGCTCTACATATATTACATCTGCAGCAGCAGATAATAAGTATGTTGCACAAAGTGGTTTACAAAACTCTCTTGACAACTATGTTTTGGAAAGCGGAAGAGATGCAGCATTTGGCTATGCAGGAATAGATGCTTCTGGTAAGATAATATCTTCTGTTATTCCTACATCTATTGCACGGGTCTCAGATGTAACATCAGAGATATCAACTGCAATAACTGGAGAGGTTACTTCTAGAAATTCTGCAATAACAACTGCAATAGATTCATTAATTAACTCTGCTCCAGGAACTTTGAATACACTTGGAGAAATTGCAGCTGCCCTACAAACAGATCAATCTGGACTCACAGCTTTAACATCTGCAGTTAACCTTAAGGCACCAATTGCTTCCCCAACATTCACTGGAACAGTTTCTGGTATTACAAAATCTATGGTTGGACTTGCAAATGTAGATAACACTACAGATGCAAGCAAACCAATATCTACACTAACACAGTTAGCTCTTGACTTAAAAGCCCCACTAGAATCACCAGCATTTACTGGGACAATAGATTTTTCTACAGCTACAGTAACTGGTTTAGATACAATTCTTCCAAGCCAGATGGGTTACACTGGCAAATATTTAAAAACAGATGGAACAAATGCTTCATGGGAAGACCTAGATCTTACATTGTATTTGACATCAGCAATTGCAGCAACCACATATGCAACTTTAGATAATGCAAAAACTTATGGATATCACAATGCAGGGTCAAATACAGCAGCAAATCAAATAGCATATGGATCTTCAGCTACAGGATATTCAGTTATATCCTCTCCAGCTGCGGGAGATATCTACATTCAATACTAAAGGGGACACAGGATGCCACTAAACATTTTTGATGGTTCTGCATGGAAACCCTTCAAAAAAATATCAATCTACGATGGCTCTGCCTGGAAAGATTCAAAAGCATCTTATGTTTATGACGGCTCACAATGGAAAAAATTTGGAGCGGCAGTACCGAAAAATACAATAGCTCCAATATTCACATGGCAAAATAATAATAGACAAGCAGGCCAATATATATCTATAGGAGTTGGTACATGGGAAAACTCCCCAACTTCATTTACATATACATGGCAAAAAGCACCATTTGCACTTAGCGGAGCACATGCAGAATCTTCCTGGGTAACTTTTGGAGATAATCAAAACTCTTCTTATATTGATAAGCAAATGATTGGCTATGTTTTAAGATGCAAGGTAGTTGCCATAAATGAATTTGGAGAATCAGATCCAGTATATGTTAATGGAAATAATTTAATTTCTGTGTATACAAATGGAATAGATTCAATTTCAACTGATGATCAAAATCAAGTTGTAAGGCCACAAAATGTATTTTATGTAGACCATACTCTTACGCAGAATGGTAGAATTAATTTAAGATGGGTAAAGCCAATAGGAGCTGATCAATATAGAGTATATTGGGTGGGACCAGGGGTACAAAACCAAAAAGATGTTACTACTGTAATTGATGGAACTGCATACGATACAACATCAATAGACACTGGCTCAGCAGATGGACAATTAACTGTTTATATTACATCACAAAATGTAAATAATCCATACACACAATCTTTATATAATACTCCTTTAGAAAGCCCAACATTTAAAGAGTATGTTATTCCAGATATGAAGCCATTTAAGCCTTCCGTCACCATCGGAGTTTCTGATGTACTTCAAACCACCGCCACCCTATCTTGGAGCAATTCTAATTTAACTCAAACAGCATGGGAAATTTATTGGGTTAATCCAGACGGATCTTCAATGCCAGCAGGATCTGGATCAGGTTCAACATCAACAATTCCTCTTACATTCTTAACAGCGGGAGAAACATATAGATATAAGGTTGTAGTTACAGGAACGGCAGATAGATTTAGCGAAACCTCTTGGACATCTAATACCGTACAATTTACAACAAATGCAGGAGTTTCTTACTATACTGGAATTTCTAGATGTAACCCATTTAGTGGAGTATACGCATCAAATCCATCAGTAACTGGACCAACTGTTTCTCCAAACAATACAATACCAACAGATACATATGTTATTGATGGAACATTAAGCACACAAACAGTTTATAGAACAACTTATTCAGAAGCTCTTGTTGCTGCAGCAAATGCTGCTTGTGATCCAACAATTACTCCGACTCCAACCACAGCTCCCCCAACACAGTATGTGTATTACACAGGTACATCTTTATGTAATCCATTTAGCGGAGTATACGGAGCGTCTCCAACAGCATCTGGGCCGTTAACAAATACCACAGGAATACCATCAGACACATACGACACCACTGGAACTTATAGAAGAAAATATGTTTATAGAACAACATACGCTGCGGCTCTTGCAGATGCTGGAAATGCTGCTTGTGATCCAACAATTACTCCGACTCCGACTCCAACAGCGACACCAACACCAACTACTACTCCAACACCGTCTCCGACCCCTACACCAACTCCAACACCAACTCCTTTACCATCTTGTCCAGGAACTTATACAAATCCAGTTTCTTATACATGTGCTGAACTTGGATATGTAAGGCTTGGCGGATCAACAGAATATAGTGTGCCTAGCGGATGGTCTTGTTGCGGAGGAGCCCTTCCAACTCCGACACCTACAGCGACACCAACACCAACTGCAACACCTACACCAGGACCTACAGCTACACCAACACCAACTGCAACACCTACACCAACTCCAACACCTACCCCTACACCAGCTGCAAAATTAACATGTCCAGGAACTTATACTAATCCAACATCTTACACATGCTCTGAATTAGGTTATGAGTATTTGGGTGGTTCTTCAACTTACAGCGTACCAACTGGGTGGCAATGTTGTGGTGGAGCTTTAGCATTTGCACCTCCAGGATTCTTTGCACCACCAGGATTCTTTTCACCACCAGGATTCTTCTCTCCTCCAGGATTCTTCTCTCCTCCAGGATTCTTTGCCCCACCAGGATTCTTTGCCCCACCAAGCTTTATTTACATCCCTTGGTTTGGACCTCCTTGCGTAGAAGAGAATACACTTGTAGACACAATGGATGGTCAAGTACCAGCTAAGTTCCTACAGGTTGGAGATAAAATAAAATCTATTGCAATTGATCAAATTGATCCGTTAACACCTGACTCATATCAGTTCTCTACCTGGTCATCTGCTGATTTTTCAGTAGGTCAATTTGTAGAAACTACAATTACAGATATAATTGAAACTCAAGAATCAGACATTTTATATTTTAATGAAAATGTAGATACAAGAATGACATACACACAGCCAGTTTTTGTTAAAACTTTATCAGGAGATTATAAGATTAAAGAAGCGTACTATGTTGAAGTTGGTGAATACATAATTAATATTAATTCACAAGCACAAATGGAAGAAACTTTAGTCGACAAAATAGAATTCTTAGTTGACCAAACTGTTAATGTTTATCAACTTTCCTGTGAGCCAAATGACTGGTTCTTTGTAAATGGCATGCTTGTGCACAACAAGTAGAAATGGTATTATTTATATATGTCAGTAAAGCCCTGGGATTTACTAAATCCTAATAGCCAATACGCAACCCCACAAGAAGCTGCAAATAGATATTCTATTTGTAAGTCTTGTCCAGAGTTTTTGGGTCTAACAAAACAATGTAAAAAATGTGGTTGTTTTATGAAGTTTAAAACAAAGCTTCAGGCAGCAGAATGCCCTATTCATAAATGGGGTGCGGCAGAGCTAGTTCCATTAGAAAAAATGGAGGAACTAATGATAGACAACGATGCAAGGATATTTATTAACATACCTTCATATAAAGATCCAGAGATATGGAAAACAGTTGATCACTTTATAGCAAATGCGGAATTTCCAGAAAGAGTTTTCTTTGGAATAACCCTTCAAGATGATAATGTTGAATATAATAAAACAGAGACTCTAAAGAGAAATAATGTTAATGCAGATTGTCTTATTCCAGGATCTATTATTGGATGCCAGCCTGCCAGAAAGAATTCAAATAAATTCTATGCTGGCCAAGAGTATTATTTAAATATGGACTCCCACATGAGAGCAATACCTAACTGGGATTCAGAAATAATTAAAGAATACAACTATGCAAAGAATGATTTTTCTGAACTAGTATTTACAGCATATGTCCCACCATATGATGTTGATGAAAATGGCAATGATCAAATTCCAGAAATTTTACAGAACCCTACATTTTACATGACTGAAAGTAACGTAGCTCATTTTAAGGCTACCCTTGTTCCACAATTTAGTCCACAATATTCTAACCCAGATTCTAATGTGCTGAGCCCGTATGTGTCTGGACATTTCTTTTTTACAGAAAAATCCGTCATAGAAAAAGTTCCTTTTGTAGATAAAATTGCATTTACAGAAGAAGAGCCAATGATGGCCTTAAGATTCTTTACTGCAGGATATAATCTTGTTACACCAAAGAAAGCATTTGTGTATCACAGGTATGGAAGGCCAGACAGAAAACTTATATGGGACGATAGCCCTGAAACATTTTATCCAAAGCATAACGAGTCCAAGTCTTACTTCCAGCAGATAATTGTTGGACAAAAAATAGATGATACAAGTGGACTATTTACCGAAAGAACACTAGAAGACTTTGAGAATTATTCAGGAATTCATTTTTCTACTGGTATAATAGATGATAGGGTAATCAAAGGCCTTCCTTCTGGATATTACCCGTCTTAAAAAAATATATAGGATATAATTAGATAACATGCAATACCGCCAG